TAATTTACGCAGACCCCCCGTGGTCGTACAGCGACAGCGGATGCGCCGGAGCCGCTGCGGCGCAATACAGCACGCGGCATACGCAGACCGGCAGGCTGCGGATCCTGCCGACAACCCGACCGAGCAGATGACGCTACTCGGCCCGGGAGCATAAAAGAAAGGAGTACAAGACCATGAACGAAACCGCAAAGCGCGACAGCATCATGCAAATGGCTCGCGGCGCCTTCGAGGAGCGTGTCGACTACGAGATGGACAAGGTGATCCAGAACATTCTCGACTTGAACACGAAGGCGACCGCGAAGCGCAAGATCACACTCACCATCGAGCTGACCCCGGACGACGAGCGCCGGCAGATCCAAGCCTCGGTGACGGCAAAGAGTACCCTCGCCCCCACTCACCCGGTCGCCACTTCCCTCTATGTGACCGGCGACGAAAACGGAGAGATGGTAGTGGCCGAGATGGTGCCGCAAATACCCGGCCAACTCAACCTCGACGGGACACAACAGGAGCCGCCGAAGATCCTGAAGCTCGTGAAACACGGATAACCACAAACCACCAGACAAAGCAAGGAGGACATCAAAATACTGGCAAAAATGATTGATAAGCTCATTTCCCTGAAGGACACCAAGATCTTCGAGATCGGAGGCCAAACATACGCAGACCGCGACCTGATCCGCGTACCGCCCCATGTCGACCGCCCGGCCTGCATCAGCGTCAGCGGTCTGGACGGCATCTGCAAGCTGATCCGCACGGAGCTCGCTAAGATCGACACCGTCGTCATGGTGCAGGCCAAGAGCCACAAGACGGTCGAGGTGATGACCACATACCTCGACGACTTCTCCCGCAACATCCTCTACAAGGCCGAGGCAGACGCTCCGGGCCTGCGCACTGGCTTCCGCGGCCGCGAGGTCGCACTGATCGAGCTGCGGAGCCTGTGCATCCCCAACGAGGGCGTCAACTACCTGCTCGAGCTTCTGAGCAGGATGACGGACGAGAACAAGGTCAGCACCAACGACAACGGCGTCACGCAGACCGTCGAAGCCCGTCAGGGCGTGGCCCTCAACGCGATGGTCGAAGTCAAGCCCCGCGTCATGCTGCGGCCCTTCCGCACCTTCCTCGAGGTGGATCAGCCCGAGAGCGAGTTCCTGCTGCGCGTGGACGCAGACGAGGGCATCGGCTTTTTCGAGGCTGACGGCGGCATCTGGAAGCTGGAGGCCAAGAAGAACATCGCCGACTACTTCAACACAAACCTCGCCGACCTGATCGAGGCCGGCAAGGTGGTCATCATGCAGTAACAGACCAAGGCCGGGCGGGCAACCACCCGCTCGGCCATTCAAAAAAGGAGCAACAATATGGAAAGACTGACGCACGAAAGAGCAAACGGCATCAAGTCGGGCTACTGGAGCCCGGCCACCAAGGAGGAGCTCGTGCAGCGCCTCGCTGCCTATGAGAACACCGGCTACGAGCCGGGGGAGATCGCTGAGGCCGTAAAAAACGCGGCCAAGGAGGCAGAGACCAGAACGGCCGCCACGATGGCCGAGTGCATCGCTGGCGCCTTCAAGGATGTGAAAGAGAAGGTAGAACGGGATCCAATGGCGTTTTTTAAGGGGGATGCACAATGAAAGAATACACAACACTGACCCGGGAGAAGGTCAACGCCGACCCGGGAGCAGTCAAAGACTTCACGAAAGAGACCCACCTGATGCAGGACTGGAGCGACAAGATGATCGACCTCGTCCTGAACGGGCCCACCCTCAACAGCTTCCCGAAGGACGAGATCAGGGCCATGCTCCGGCAGACCTACACGGCCCTCAAGCGCTACGAGATGATCGGGCCGATGGCCTCGCCGTTTATGAACGACCCGGCAGCCATCGTGGCGCTCGCCTTCCGCGAGCTGTACCCGGACGCCGCTTACTATGCGCAGCTCGTCCCGACACTGGTGGACGAGGACGGCAACAAAGCCTTCGGCCTGACCATCTACCCGGACGACGGCAGCGATCCCGTCGTCTGCATCTCGGCAGAGGCGCCGATCAGCGCAGCCCCGGAGCTGCTGGCGCACGAGCTGGCCCATGTCGCCACCCCGGAGGACAAAGACCACGGGCCCGCATGGAAGGCGGCCGAGGAGGCAATCGGCAACAAGTACGACGAGATCCTCAACGCCATGATACCAGACGACGACCCGGGCATGGTCATCACCCCGCACAAGGTCGGGGACGGCGGGATCGTCGCCATGATGACCCGGGCAAACATCCCGGAGCCGCACGGGGACGACTGGAAGGCCGTGACCTGTCCCGTCTGCGGTGCAGAGTGCTGGGAGACAGATCTCACCCGGCAGGCGCTCGCGGCAGAGCCAACCCTGCGGGCAGCCTGCACCAACTGCGCACTCAAAGCAGGAGCTCAAAAGTAAAGGAGGAACACCATGAACGAACACAAGAACAACACCGGCGCAGCCGGCGGGCTCAGCTTTTACGGCCTGCTGACCATCGCCTTCATCGTCCTGAAGCTCACCGGCGTCATCGACTGGAGCTGGCTGTGGGTGCTGGCGCCCGCGTGGATCCCTGCGGCCATCGCCATCGCGGTCATACTGGTCGTCCTCGTCGTTGTGCTGGTAAAGGCCACGACCAAGGAAGTCGAGAAGAAACAGCGGGAAACAGAGAACAGCAAGAGCATCGACAACGAGGCCAGAAAGTACGGCCTCGAGCGCCAGCAAGGCGAGAGCGACCTCGATCTGAAGCGCAGGATCGCGTTTTTCAAGCAGGAAGCCCGGAGGGCGCGCCATGAATAAAGCAACCTGCCGCGGCTGCGGCGCCCCTATTCTCTGGATCAATACCCGGGGCGGGAAGTCTATGCCATGCGACCCGTCGCCGGTCTACTACAAAGAGACGCCGGGAGGCAAGGACAAGGTCGTCACCACCCGGGGCGAGGTCGTGAGCTGCGAGATCGTCCCCGGAGTCAACGCCACGGACGCAGGATACCGACCGCACTGGGCGACCTGCCCACAGGCCGGCCGCTTCAAGAAGGGAGGCGGCCACAATGGCAAAAGATAAACCAGCACCGCAAGCGGGGCCCGAGATGGTCGACTACACCACCACCGCCACGCCGAAAGCATACGCCGGCGGCGTCCCTGTATTCTGTGCCCACGACGCCATCGCCCCGCTGAAGGAGATCCAGCCCAACCCGAAAAACCCAAACCAGCACCCGCCGGAGCAGATCAAGCTCCTCGCCTCTATCATAAGGGCAACCGGCTGGCGCGCGCCGATCACCGTCAGCAAACGCAGCGGGCTCGTCACAAAAGGGCACGGCCGCCTGATGGCTGCGGAGCTCGAAGATCTGACAGAGGCCCCGGTCGACTATCAGGACTACGCAAACGAGGCCGAGGAGCTGGCCGACCTGACAGCGGACAACCGCATCGCGGAGCTCGCCACCACCGACAACAAGCTCCTCGCCGACCTGTTCGTCGACATAGACACTGGCGAGATCCCGTTCATGCTCTCTGGCTACACCGAGGAGGACTACGGCAACATCGTGACCGCGCTCTCCGAAGCTGTGCACAAGCAGGAGGCGGACGGAGATCCTGATGCGGAGATCCAGCCACCGACCGAGCCGGTCACGCAGTACGGAGACCTCTGGATCCTCGGCAAGCACCGCGTCCTCTGCGGAGACTGCACCAGAGCCGAGGACAGGGCCCTGCTGCTGGACGGAGCCAAGCCCGAGATCCTGCTGACAGACCCGCCGTACTGCTCGGGAGGCAGCAAGGAGTCGCAGAAGTCGACCGGCAGCATCGGGACAAACCGAAAGGACGGCAAGGCCCCGAAGATCGCAAACGACATCCTCAGCACCCGGGGCTACCAAAACCTGATAAGGGGCGCACTCACGGACATCCCGTGCCTGTACGCCTACATTTTCACCGACTGGAGGATGTGGGTCTACCTGTTCGACCTCGTTGAGGCTGCCGGCTTCGGCGTGAAGTCTGAGATTGTGTGGGACAAAGGCACCCCGGGCATGGGCATCGGCTGGCGATCACAGCACGAGCTCATACTGTTTGCCGCCCGGGCCGCCACGCACTTCGACGGCCACAAGGGGTACGGAAATGTGCTGAGCATCTCCCGCTCCGGCAACGAGCTCCACCCGACACAGAAGCCGACCGAGCTGCTGGAGAAGCTGGTGGACAACACCGACTTCGCCACGGGCGTCTACGACCCGTTCGGCGGCTCTGGAACAACAATGGCCGCCTGCGAGGCATACGGGCAGCCCTCCTACATCATGGAGCTGACGCCGGCATTCACGGATGTGATCGTAAAGCGATACATCAGGATGACGGGAAAAACAAATATAAGCTGCGTCCGTCAAGGCCGGGAGCTCTCGCGTGAGGAAATCGCCGGGATCTTCGAGCCGGACGATCAAGGAGGTGAACAGGAGTGACGCCCTGACATAGATATGAGCGACAAGCCGATCACTCAGAAGATAAAAGACAGGCTGGCCGACTACACCGCCATGCTGCGAGACATAGACAACCAGATCGAGCGCCTCGACCGCATGACGCTGACGATGGCCGACCCTCCCGGGCCCGACATGACTGGTATGCCACGGGGATCCGGCACGCCGACCGACCGCACCGGCATGATGGCGGCGCGCAAACTGGAGCTCGAGGAACAGATCAAGGAGTCCATCGCCGAGGAGCGCCGGGAAAATGCAGCCATAGAGCGCATGATCCGAAAGCTCGACAACCCGGACGAGCGCGCCGTCATCCGGCTGCGCTACTTCGACCGGGCTGGATGGGACGAGATCGCTGGCGCCCTGTTCGGTGATCGGCAGGACTACCTCGACAAAGAGGAGACATACCAGAAGCGCACCTTCAGGCTGCACGGTCGGGCCCTGCTGGCTCTTGCGAAGGTGGCCGAGGGTACGGGCGCCACCCCGGAGAAAGAGGCGGCACAGAAAGCCGCAGGCCGCCCCTCGGGGGAGTAAATGAGAGTAAAGCGGACAAAATGAGAGTAAATGGGATTGAAAGGGACAACCGCCCTGTGCTATCCTGTATCATGTCGAAAGACCGCCGGACACCCGAGCAACGCCGGGGAAGTATCAGGCGGGCAACCGAACAACAACCAAAGAACGACCAGAGCACAAAGCCGTAGAGCGAACAAACGCCCGGCGGCTTTTTTATGCGCGAAAGGAGGTGGCAACCATGTCGCACAGCAGCATATCCGCACAGCTCGGCAACCTGAGCCAGCTCGTCGCAGATGTGCGGGCCATTGAGGAAGGCGGCCGCAGGGCCATCACCAACACCGTCAAGGATGTCAAGGCCAGAGCCCCGGGCTGGATAGCTCAGGAGGTCACGGCCGTCTACAACATCAAGAAGTCGGAGATCGTTCCGTCCGGGAATGGCAGGCCGAAGCGAATGGCCGGCAGCATCCGCATCACGGGCGAGACCATCGAGGAGCTCGCCATCACCTACAAGGGGCGGCTCCTGACGCCTGTGCACTTCGGCATGACGCCAAAGGCCCCACCCCACGGCAAGAGCTACACCCTGAAGGTGCAGGTGCTCAAGGGGCAGAAGAAAGTCATCGGCCGCTACAAGAACACCAGAACGCCGGGCGGCCCGTTCTCACAGCGATCCCACAATATCCTGATGGGCACGGGCAACGGTCAGGAGAGCGGCACCAACTGGATCCCATTCCAGCGGATGAGCAAGACCCGCACCGACATCAAGAAGGTGACGACCATCTCGGTGCCACAGATGATAACCAGCGAGCGCACCAATGAGGCCATCATGCTGCGGCTCAACACCGAGACAGCCAAGCGGCTCGACCACCACATGAAGCGAGCCCTCGGGCTGTAAGCCAGAGCACCGCCGCAGAACAACACAGGCCGACCACCACGGCGGCCGCCCGCTCGGACAAGCCGCACCACGGCCAGTGCCAGAAACACGACACAGCGGCGCGCAGAGGCCCGCAAGGTACTGTGACGAGCCCCAAACGCCTGCGGTGCTGGCGAGCCCAAAAAACGCGCAGGCACAAAAATATTTTCGGGGGCGTTTCGCTTCGCAAGCGCCCCTCAGCGGCAAGGAAGCACGACAGAAAGGAGGGGACGCCATGCCGAGCAACAACACAAACGCCAAGCTCGTCGACAGCAAGACCATCGCTGCCATTTTCGGCGTCGACCCCCGCCGCGTACAGCAGCTCGCCAAGGAGGGCATCATTACCGCCACCAAGGAAGGGCACGCAAACCGCTACGACCTGCTCCCGACGATCCAGAAGTACATCAAGTACCTGAGCGACAAAGCGAACGGCCGCGACGCCCCGAAGAAAGACGCCGAGGTCGAGAGCCGCCGGCTGGAAGCTGAGGCAGACCTCAAGAGAAACAAGGCCGACATGGCCGCCCTTCAGCTCAAAGAGCTCGAGGGCACCATGCACAGGAGCGAAGATGTCGAGGCTGTGATGACCGACCTCGTGTATAGTATCAGATCGATGCTCATAGCCCTGCCGGGCCGTCTGGCCGTCGATGTCTCTGCGGCGGGCACCGCTGCCGAGGCTTCTGAGATCATCCGCGCCGAGGTCTACAAGATACTCGAGGAGCTGGCCGCCTACAAGTACGATCCCGAGGTTTATGCGCGGCGGGTACGGGATCGGGAAGGCTGGAGCGAGCTCTCCGATGACGCCGACGACTAAAAAGGCCGCCGCCAAAATCAACGCCGCAATCTCGGGCGCAGTCAAACGCTTCGCACCGCCCGAGAGCCTGACCGTGGACGAGTGGGCAGACAAGCACCGCCGCCTCTCTCCCGAAAGCTCGGCCGAGGCGGGCCCGTGGCGCACCAAGCGCACCCCATACCTCGAGGAGCCGATGAAAGCCTTTACAGATCCGAAGGTGCACAAAATCGTCATGGTGGCGGCGTCTCAGGTCGGCAAGTCTGAGCTCGAGCTCAACATCATCGGCTACATTATCGACCAAGACCCCGGCAGCATCCTGTATGTGCACCCGACAATCGACGACGCCCGCAAGTTCTCGCGGCTGCGCGTCGCCCCGATGATCCGGGACAGCAAGCCGCTGAAGGCGAAGGTGCACGATGTCAAAGCCAAAGACAGCGGCAACACAATCCTCCAGAAGTCATTTCCCGGCGGGATGCTGACCCTGACGGGCTCCAACAGCGCCTCGGCGCTGGCATCCACCCCCGCCCGCTATATTATCGGCGATGAGCGCGACCGATGGGCAAGCAGCGCCGGCACCGAGGGCGACCCGTGGGGGCTGGCTGAAGCTCGGCAGGCCACATTCTACAACGCCAAGGCGGTCGAGGTCTCCACCCCCACCATCAAGGGAGCCAGCAACATCGAGACCAGCTTCTACCAAGGCACGCAGGAGCGATGGTGTCACTGCTGCCCCGAGTGTGGGGAGTACAGCGAGATCGTTTTCGACGCCGTCCGCTTCGATCCAGAGGCCAGAAAGATCCGCGGCAAAAAGTCGTGGAGCCTGAAGGGCGGCGTCTCGTGGGTCTGCCCCGCCTGCGGCTGCCTGATCCCTGAGGAGGTCGTGCGAAAGCAGCCGGCGAAGTGGATCCCCGACAACCCCGACGCCTACAAAAAGGGCGTGCGATCCTTCTGGCTCAACGCCTTCGCATCCCCGTGGACTCCGTGGGAGAAAATCGTCCTGAAGTTCCTCGACGCAAAGGACGACCCGCAGCGCCTCAAGGTGGTCTACAACACCCTGCTCGGCCAACTGTGGGAGGATCGCGGAGACATCGCGGACGAGGACACCATGCTCGCCCGCCGCGAGGACTACGGCACCCGCCCGGACGGCACCCCTGTGGAGCTACCTGACGGCGTGCTGGTGCTCACCTGCGGCGTCGATACGCAGGACAACCGCCTCGAGTACGAGGTGGTCGGCCACGGGAAATACGGAGAAACATGGGGGATCGTCAAGGGCGTCATCATGGGACGGCCAGACACGCCCGAGGTCTGGCTCCGTCTGGACGATGTCGTCGACCATGTCTACAAGTTCGCAAACGGCCGCGGCCTGAAGATCTCCATCACCTGCGTCGACTCCGGCGGCCACTTCACGCAAGAGGTCTATGAAGCGTGCAGGGCCCGGCAAGGTAAGCGCGTCTTTGCAATCAAAGGCAAGGGCGGCGACGGGATCCCCTATGTCTCGCCGCCGTCAAAGGTGCCCATACGGGAAAACAAGAAGATCACCTGCTGGCTCTACACCATCGGCGTCGACGCGGGCAAGGCGGCCATCATGGCAAATCTGAAAGTGCAGGAGCCGGGGCCGAAGTTCTGCCATTTCAACCGGCACCCCGACGCCGGCTACGACCTCAACTACTTCAACGGCCTGCTCTCGGAAAAGATGGAGCTCACCCGAACAAAGCGCGGAGACCAGTGGGCGTGGGTGAAGCTGCCCGGGCACCAGAGAAACGAGCCACTCGACTGCCGAGACTATGCCATCGCAGGGCTCAAGATCATCAACCCCGACATGGACGCCGTTGAGCGCAGACTGAAAGGGCTGGAGGAGCAACCGAAGCCCACGGCTCAGCGCAGGCCGCGCACCAAGCGCAGCAAGGCCAGCGGCTACGGAGACGACTGGTAAGGAGGACACACATGAAAAGCAAGGCCACAATCATCGAGCAGATCACCGTAAAGCGTGACCGGCTCGCTCTATACCTGAAGCGAGAGGCCGAGATGCTGGACGGAGGCGTCCAGAGCTACGGCATCGGCTCGCGCAATCTCGCCCGGTACAACACAGACCTCAGCGCCATCCGGGCAGCCATCAAGGAGCTCGAGAAAGAGATCGCAGACCTCGAGGGAGAGCTCAGCGGACAGCGGCCGCGCAAAGCCGTGGGCGTCGTCCCCCGTGACTGGTGAAAGGAGCCCCGCCCGGAGCTTTTTTCATAGACTGCCGCCCGGGAGTTTTCGCTCCTTTTCTCCCGGCGGCGGCCATTTTACAGGAAGGAGGTGAGCACCATCAGCAAGAAAAAGAACAGAAGCCGACCGCAGAGCAGACCGCAGGGGCCTCGCCCCACGAACAAGGGCTACGGCGACGCCGGAGCAAGTTACCAAAAGAAGGCGACCAAAGGCTTCAGAGCCATGAGCGGGAGCCCGAAGGAGGACATCGACGCGCACAACCGAACACTCCGGCAGCGCGCCCGGATGCTTTACATGGCGGCGCCCGTCGCCACTTCTGCCATCCGCACAAATCGCACAAATGTCATCGGCATCGGGCTCCAGCTCAAGAGCAGGATCGACCGCGAGGCGCTGGGGATGACGCAGGAGGCGGCCGACGCATGGCAGGCACAGGCCGAGCGCGAGTTTGCGCTGTGGGCCGGAAACAAGAGGGCGTGCGACGCCACCGGCGTCAACAACTTCGCAGCCATGCAACAGCTCGCCCTCTCCTCGTGGCTGGTGAGCGGTGATGTGTTTGCGGTCATCAAGCAGTACGAGCCGACGACCCTCATGCCCTACTCCCTGCGCATCCACCTGATCGAGGCCGACCGCGTGGCGACGCCGACGGGATCTGGTACAATCACCCCGATGCTGCTGACCACCGGCAAGGCGGCCAATGGCAACACGATCTACGACGGAGTCGAGGTAGACAGCAACGGGCAGATCGCGGCCTACCATATCCGCAGCACCTACCCCTTCGAGATCGGCACAGCGTCGACTCAGTGGGCCCGCGTGCAGGCGTATGGAGAGCGGACTGGCCTGCCCAACATCCTGCACATTATGGAAAGCGAGCGCCCGGATCAGTACCGCGGCGTCAGCTACCTCGCGCAGGTCATCGAGCCGCTGCTTCAGCTCCGGCGTTATACCGAGAGCGAGCTGACCGCTGCCGTGGTGGAGAGCTTTTTCACGGCCTTCATCAAGACCAACGCAGACACCGGCGACAACCCATTCAACGAAGTGGGGAGCTCCCTGCCGGAAGTGAGCCGGGATCCCAACGAGTACGAAATGGGCCCCGGGCAGATCAACATCATGGAGCCGGGCGAGGATGTGACCTTCGCAGACCCGAAACGGCCGGCCAGCGGCTTCAACACCTTCCTGCGTGCCATCTGCGAGCAGGTGGGCGCAGCGCTGGAGATCCCTGCCGACCTGCTCCTGAAGGCGTTTAACAGCAGCTACTCGGCGAGCCGTGCCGCTCTGATGGAGGCGTGGAAAGCATTTAAGATGCGCCGAGAGTGGTTTGTGGCCGACTTCTGCGCCCCTATTTACGAGATCTGGCTCTCCGAGGCCGTTGCCCGCGGACGCATCAGCGCCCCGGGCTTTTTTAGCGACCCGGCTGTCCGGGCTGCGTACCTCGGAGCCGAATGGATCGGCCCGTCTCAGGGGCAGCTCGACCCGACCAAGGAGATCACGGCCGAGATCCTCGCCATCGGCGAAGCAATCACGACCCGCGAGCAGGCCACCATCAGGCTCAACGGCGGCCAGTGGGACGCCAATGTCGACCAGATCGCCAGAGAAAACGAGAAGCTCAGGGCCGCGCAAGGCCAGACCGGCGACCAAGCACAACCCGCCAGCGGCCTCTCTGCCGCTGTACGCGAGGCGGTCATCGCTGAGGTCGTCAAAAGCATCAAGGAAGGAGACAAGGACAAGCATGAGAACACCTAAACCCGCCCGGCTCTGCGCCGGGCCACAGCCTGCCGCCAAGCAGCCGGTCAAGTTCTGGAATATCGCCAGCACTGGAGACGACACCGGCGAGATCCTGCTGTATGGCGATGTAATGAGCCGCCAGCCCGTCGACTGGTGGACGGGAGAGCCGGAGCCCGGCCTCTACATCACCCCCGAGGGCTTCCTCGAGGATCTGGCCGCTGTCAAAGACAAGGGCAACATCACCATCAAGATCAATAGCTGCGGCGGCGACCTCTACACCGGCATCGCTATCCACAACGCTATCAAGGGCCTGAGCGGCCATAAGGTCGTCGTCGTGGAGGGCATCGCAGCCAGCGCCGCAAGCGTCATCATGTGCGCGGGCGACGAGGTACAGGTCTACCCCGGCAGCATGGTGATGATCCACGGAGTCGCCGGTCTGCTGTGGGACTACTACACCCTCGCAGATCTGAAGAAGCTCCAAAAGGACTTTGACGCGAGCGAGCGGGCCATCGCCGAGATCTACCACGCAAAGACAGGTCTCGAGGTCGATCAGCTCCGCGGCATGATGACCCGGGAGACATGGATGGTCGGTCAGGAGGCCGTCGACAACGGCTTCGCCGACACCGTCCTCGACGGGCAGAGCCCCGAAGTGGAGGTAAGCGCCGACAAGCAGGTGCTCCTCGTCGCAGGCATCCAGCACAGCATCAAGGGCCTGCACAATATCCCCGACACGATCCGCGTGTCCAATAGCATCCACGCCGCTCCTGCGGCTGGAAATAAAAAGCCGACCGTCACAGGCGGCGAAAACAGAAAGGAAGATGTACCCATGACTCTCGAGGAAATGAGAGCACAGCACCCCGACCTCGTGGCTCAGATCGAGCAGCAGGCCGCCGCTAATGCCGTGACGCAGGAGCGGGCCCGCATCGAGGCCATCGACAGCATCGCCGCCAGTGTGGGCGACGCTCAGCTCGTCAGGGACGCCAAGTATGGCGAGGAAACCTGCACCGCTGAGCAGCTCGCGCTCAAGGCTATGCAGAAGCAGGCCGCCCTCGGCGCCAAGCACCTGAAGGACGCGGCCGCGGACAACAACGACTCCGGCGCTGAGGATGTCGGCGCTGCCCCTAACGGCGGCGAGGAAGGCAGCGAGAACGACGACAAGGCCAAGGTGGACGCCGTCGTCGGCATCTACAACTCCACCAAGAACGGAGGGAAGAAGTAATGAGCAAGAGACTCGACGAAAACATCGGCGCCGTCGGCTATGACGGCCTGATCGTGTCCAACGACCCCGTCGCCGATGTGGTGACAGTGGAATTTCCCGACACCCCCGCCGGCATCGTAAAGCGCGGCACCGTCATCTCCGGCACTCCCGGCGGCAAAGACTTCGCCGCTCTGGCTGCTGCTGTGGCCGATGGCAAGGCCCTGTATGTGCTGGCCGACGATGTGGACACCGCTGTCAGCACCACCGGCACCGCCTACCGCACCGGCCACTTTGCCCGCAACAAGCTGACCGTGGCCGAAGGCTACACCCTGACCGCCGCAGACGAGGAGGCCCTGCGCAAGAGCGGGATCCTGTTGTCTGACGCGCTGGACTATTAAGAGCAAAGGAGGATAACAAAATGCCTTTTAACTTTTACGACACCCACACGCTGCTCATGGCCGTCCAGCAGCTCACCCCTGCGGCGACCTTCCTGCGTGACCGCTACTTCCCCACCAACGACGCGAGCGACATCTTCGCTTCTGAGGATGTGCTCGTTGAGTACCGTGACGGCACCCGCAAGCTGGCGCCCTTCGTGGCTCCTCGCAAGGGCGGCGTCACCATCCTGCGCAAGGGCTACAACATGGAGCGCTACACCCCGCCCTTCGTGGCTCCTCGCCGCATCCTGACCCTCGACGAGCTGCGCAAGCGCGGCTTCGGTGAGGCTCTGTACTCTCAGCTCACTCCCGAGCAGCGCCAGCAGGTGCTCATCCTGCGTGACGCCGACGAGCTGGGCGACCTTATCACCAACCGCGAGGAGGCTATGGCCGCCGAGACCATGCTGACCAACGGCTGCGTAATGAAGCACATCGCAGACGACGCCGAAAAGGGCGACGAGATGGAGATCCGCTTCTACTCCGAGGACGCCAACCCTGCCACCTACACCCCGACCGTGAAGTGGGACGCTGCCGACGCCAAGATCCGCGCCGACCTCGGCGTGATGGCTCGTATGCTGACCCGCCGTGGCCTACGCGCTGCCGATCTGGTGTGCTCCCCTGATGTGGCTGACGCCATCGTGGAAAACGCCGAGATCAAGGAGATGCTCAACAACCGCCGCTACGAGCTGGGCAGCGTCGCCCCCGAGGAGCTGGCGCCGGGCGCTTCCATTATGGCACGGTTGAACATCAACGGCCGGATCATCAATGTGATCTCCTACGACGAGACCTACACCGACGACGCCGGAAACGACAAGCTCTACATCCCGTCCGGCAAGTGCGTCCTCACCGCTCCCGCCGCAGGCCGTACCGCATACGGCGCCGTGTCTCAGGTGGAGCAGTCTGATGGTGAGTTCCACACCTACGCCGGCCGCCGCGTCCCGAAGTATGTGAGCAGCGCCGAGGGCAACACCCGCACCCTGACCCTGTCCAGCCGCCCGCTGCTGATCCCCAACAACAAAAACCCGTGGATCTCTGCCGATGTCCTGACCGGCGAATAAGCGGGAGAGAAAGGAGCGAAAAACATGATCCAGATCATTCAGGGCACCTTCGGCTACTACAACGGCCGCAAGGTCGTCCCTATCACCAACGCCGACGGCCCTCAGAAGTTCGACCCTGAGCTGGAGGCCCGTCTGGTAAAGCAGAAGATCGCCAAGTATGTCGACCTGCCCGAACATCCTGAAAGCCCCGACCCGGCCGGCGCTGGCGCGCCACAGGATCC